TGTACCGGGTACCCACCATTCGTGGATGTATACGTCAAATCCGGCCGCCTGTAGTGTATCCTGAAGATACCGGGGGGACTGCCCACCTAACGCCTTCCACGTAGCATCAAGTCGGTCTCGGCGTTCCTGTTCATCCGTCAAAGTGTTGGCTAAACCGAACTGAGCCTCCCATGCGGGAATCTCACGCGTGAATGCCGGGAAACTATCTAACCAGACCAAATCGAAAAAGGTCTTAAAGTCTGCACTACCTGTCGAAAGCCCTTCGAAAAATTGTCGAAGTTCTTTATCTACCGTAATCCGCCACGCTCGGGCATTTGGGAGTAGGTGCTTAAAGATCCGTAAAAACATTAGACAAAAGATACCGCAGTAGCGAGTTTAGCTTTTTCGCCTTGCTGTAGAACGTATATTTCTATGCTCCCGCCAAGTCCTGTCTCCACAAAAAACACACTTGTAAATGTGCCGTTTGCTGCAGTAACTATGTCTTCGACAAGCCCGATTAATGCGGATCGGGTTATTCGATCTCGCCGCGGGGGGATAGTAAGCCCATCGATAAAGGGTTCGGCGGCAAGAAAAAAACTTGTTATCTCAGTTTCAATCGATGCCTGAACCTCGGCCAGGTTATCTACCGTTAAACCGGTTACCGTAACGTCAAACCCCTGTCGAGTTATAGCCAGGGTATTAACCAAAGCATTGGCCGGTCGTCTACTATTAAGCCCGTTTTCATCCAGAAAAATAGAGTCTTCAACAGCTTGTAGTTGCGCCGCTGTCGGTATTCCGTCCGGATCCCCCGAACTTGCGACCGTAGCTTCCGCATACACATCAACGGTACCTGGATCGTCTCCGGTGTAGGGGTAGATGTTGATAATACCCGCTACCTCTTCGCCCCAAATCTCATAATCCGCGTAGGCTCCCCCCTGTGGGCGCTTCTGAAAGCGGTCGATTACCCGTTGGCGGTAAATTTCAGTAGCCTCCCCGTCGGCACCGGTCACAACTTGGGAATCTACGGTCGCGTTACGTGCTACGTTCGGGAGGGGGTTCGCGAAAGATACAACAGCTCCGGGATCTAAGTTCCCGATAACCCCGGAACCACCCCCGCCGGTTTGGTCTGATACCGCCCGGATGGTTGCCTGCACTGTCGCCGCGTCCAAAAGTACCGCACCAATGGTGATGTATGTTACGCCGTTACCTGTGTTTACTAATTGCGACCCTGCCGGAAGCGACCCGGTCTGATTTTCAACAGTAATATCGATAAGAAGTTCGGCTTGTGTGGCTGCCGTAGGATCCCCGACCCCAATTAACCGACCCCACTCAACAAGGGGCTTAACTACCTTCCCGTTGATCGTGGTCTCTTTAATTGACGCCGTCTGTACAAATACTTGCAGGAACATGAACCCGCCGTACTTGTAAAGGAGTACGAACACCCCAGCCAGTGCTTTAGAAAGTACGCGGAGAAAGGACTTCGGTAAAAGCGGGATTGACTGATTAAGAGAAGCTTCCAGCTGCGCGATAAGATTATCGCTAATCTCTTTTGTTGTCGGTGTCGATAAGCTCATGTCGTCGCCTTCCAATTTTCTACGAAGTTGAACTCGTGCTCTTCGCCGTCCGCTTCTATTTGGGTACGTATTCCGATTTTATTAACCCCCGGAATGCTAGCTACTACTGTAGCAGACGAAGCAATCCGTTTCTCGATAAAAACCGCTAGGTCTCTATTCGCCGCATCTTCAATCCGTCGCAAGTTCCCCGTGGTGGCAGGGAGTGCCTGCAGTAAATTTTGAGTCTCACTACGGTACCGTCGAGCCGGATCCACCTCGTCAAGATTGCCCCACCAATTTTTTGAGTTGGTCGCACGACCGTCATCGTCCTCGTTGCCGCCAAACAGCGCCAGGTATGCCATCGTTTCAAAACCGCCGGTCATTTCGACGATCCCACCTTCAACGGTAATGTTACCCTCGTCGTTCGTCTGAAATAGTAAAACGTCGCCTTGTTGGGTCATAGCTTACTCGGTTGCCGTAGGTGGCTCGGTCGCAACTTCAGAATCGCCGTTGCTATCGTTGCCCTGTTCATGATAGTGATTATTAAGGCTAACCCCCGTCGCGGTGATGACGTCCCCACCGGTAGTTATCCGCGCCCCGTTGATGTTTACCTCACCGTCGGGTTGTAACCGAACGTGTCCGTTCGCGTTGATCATTTCCGCTTCGCCAGTGTTCTTAAGCTCTAGTTCGACTACCGTCAAACCCGTAGCCGCATCCCGACCGTAGATCCGCTTTTCCCCGATTAAAGCTTTAGGCTCGTTAATCGGATCTAAGTACCCGACCGCCACTTCCCGACCTGTTTTTCCTATAGAACTGATAAAAACATAATCGGTGTCTAACGGGAAAGCGTCGTCTCCCGCACTGGCGAAATGCTCTGTCGTAACGTTCGGATTACCGCCCGGGTCTACTTTGGCATCAGAGACCTTCGCCCCGTTGCGTTCTGTTCGTAAGAACGATAAAAGCCTAGCTATTCGTCCCACGGTAACACCTCGGGAATTTTTCCGCTAAATGACCCCGGAATAGCTAAATTTAGTACCGCTATTTCCGTCGACCTATCCTTGCTGAATTCTATGGACCGAATAACAAACTCATATTCTTTATAGATCATCGCTCCCGGCGCGGTCAACATAACAGTGGTATTTTTAGCCCAAAGGTTCCCCGAGGGGTCTCGCCAGGTAGCTACCTCGACCAAATAGGCTGCCATGTTCCCGAACATCCGACCCGCTTTTGCCTCCACTGCGGTTTTTACATCCGCGTCTAGGGTATCCGGCACCTCGAAAGTATAGGGGCGTATAACCCCCACAAGCCGCGGACTCTTAACCGTAAATTGTGAGCCGCTTAAGCCCACAAAAACGGGTTCTAGGCCCGTAATGTGGCTGTAATAGCTCTGGGGGCTGAAAAACGGGGTGACGGAGGTAACCGGTGCGCTGCCTTGTTGTAGCCGTGCTACCGGCGCGCCAATTTCAGAGGACTGCCAAAACAAAAGTTTGCCTAGTGCGGTATTAGACATTATTAAGTTTCTTTGTTTGGCCAGCTCCGCAAGAAACGTCAAAACCTTTTTACCCGGGTTTAGGGCTACCCGCTCAAATATGGCGCCCTGTTCTGCCTGAAACTCAACCCCCAAACCGAAAGGAGCACAAAGCGAAGTCGCTATTTCCTGTAGTCCTTGGCCGTCAAACTCTAAGGGAAAAGCACTTGCGGGCGCTGTACAGTCGTTTAAGACCCCCGGCAGAGAGTACCCCCCAACCGTAACAATTGTTTGATTTCGTCCAATGGCCGGATCGACGGGAACCATGGTTCCCGTAAAAAATGGCACCCCTCCGACAGTTATTTCGACGCGAGCAAATGAGAAAGGGCGAAAAGCTTCGCGAAAAGCTTGGATTCCCGGCTCAAAGGGTGCTCCGAATTCGACCGTATCCAAACTGTCAACCGCTTGAGTTATTCGAACCGAATCCCAAAATCGAAACCTATTCCCATTGATTAAGATAGCGACTTCATTATCTCGGTCACTGGCAGCCTGTTGGGGGGCATCCTGGGGGGCATCCGGAGCTATGGGGGTATTTAACGTAACGCCCGGCGTAAGCGGTTCTAAGGCTCCGGGGTTGGCCTGCGCGACCCGAAGAGCTTCGTCTTCCGTACCATATCGTTTCCGGGCGATACTCGCGAACGTGTCGCCTGCTTTTACTTTAAAGGTAGTAGACAATTTCCCGCCCTCTGGGAAGCTCAAGTATTTCTGATCCGGTTAATGCGTTTGAGCTAATTAAAAAGTCTAGTTGATCATCTACACTACCATATAGCTCCGCAGCTAAATCAATAATCGTCCGGTTCCGATCTAAAACAATTCGCCGCTCCTGTTTTAAGGAGAAAGATATCTCGACCAAAAATCCGGCGGTTAGGGCGACTGCTTCCTGTAGCCGTTGGTATGCCTCCCCCGTGTCGACCTCTTCCAAACTTTGGAAATTGTCATCCCGCCATTCAGTCACACTAGCGAATTGTACGAGGATAACTTCGGCGGCGGCTAAAGCTTCCGGTTTTGTTGTAAATTGGTTATTTAATACTGAAACGATAGAACCCGTAACAAACGTCGAAACGTACAGGTCTTTAGTATGGAAGTCGTTTGAATTTTGCGAATCGAGGCCAGACGACGCGATTGCGTCATCCCCGGAAGTAATCGAACTCGCCAGGTTCCCGTAAGCCTCTAAACGCGCCTTGATACTTGCGAACGCCCGGGCCGGGGCTTGAATAAGTAACACGGTTTGAAAAGCTAAAGTAAGTGGGTCGGCTATGAGGATATCAATTCCCTGGTTAACCGAGTCCACAATGGCATCGAACTGCTTTCGAACTGTCTCTTGGGCATCTGCAATGGGCTGTAGGACGCCGGTAACGCCGTCTAACGCAAATTGGTAGAGGTTTTTAAAGCCAGCCTGTTCGACAGCGCTATCGAGGTCTATGTCGAGCTCGAACTCTTCGGCGGCCGTATCATTATAGGCAGCAACTGCGGAAGCTACCGCACTCGCTGGGTCTGTCTGGGCAGTCGGATATACCAGTCCGATAGTCTCCCAGAAAGTAACCTCAAAAACGGCCTGGTTGGCTGCGATTTTTAAATCATCTCGTTGGGTTACCTCTCCGAAGGGTACAACGTCAACCACCCCATAGATCGGGTGATCAAGTTTACCCGTACCCCGCTCTAATAGAGCAGCTTCAAAAGCTTCCGCTTCTACGTCGTACTCTGCCCCCCAGAAAAACACGCGGAGAGGATACCGCCTCCCGGTGTGGCCTTGATCTTGAACAAAGGTTCCATCCGCGTCGGGAAATTCGAACCCCGCCGTTTTCTTCTCAAAAGACTTCCGGACGTTCTCATAGGAAAACGTTAACCGAGTACCCGATGGGGAAGTGTACGCCGCTTCGCGGAGTCTGTCGTTCCAGGCCATTAGAAAGACCCCGAAGGCTGGAGCTGTAGCCCCGTTCCGAGTGTACCCTTTACTACTTCCGCTTTTGTTCCCGCCTCGGCCGTAAGCTTAACCTCGGCGGTACTTGTGGTTCGTTGCTCTTCAATACTACGGGCAGTACGCGCTTGGGGGCTTACTACTTGTTGGGGCACAGCAGGCTTATCCGTTTCTCGGTCGCTAGAGCCGAATATTGAACTAAAAAAAGAATCCCGCTCCGCGCTTCTCGCCTGTTCACCTTTCCCAAAGAGCCCGCCGGCTTTGTCCACTATGCCACCTATGTTGTTTTTAATGAACTTAATCGCCGTCACCAAAAGCTCAAAAGGCGCGAGAACGGTTCTAATAACTTTAGGCAGTTTCTCGAACCAGTCAACCACGTCGTCGATCCAGATCACCAACGTGGTAAAAGCCGCGACGAGCAATAGCACCCCTAGGACGATCAACGTTATTGGGTTAGCAGCCATTACCAAATTGACTAAAGTCATAATCCCGACAAGTGTTTTTAACACGGTGCTAAAAACGATAAATACTGCCAGGGCCTTGCCTATACGCTTAACCCAAACGACAATCTCTTCGAAGTTAGTAATTAAATCAGAGATAAAGTCCCCTACCTTAGTAGCGATAAGATCCTCATTAGCCGAAACCCACGCGGTCATTCCGTCGATGGTGTCTTTTAGTGGGCCTTCTGTAAAAGAGAAGGTCTTTACTTTAACTGCGTCAACGGCAGACCCGAGGAGGAGCAGGCTCCCGCGTACGGTGTCCATTCTTAGATCCGCCATTTTTTCCGCTGAACCTCTCGCATTCTCTAGCTCTTTGGTTAGCTTTTCAATTTTCCCCGTCTCGAACAAGGTAGCTAAATTCGCCGCGGCTTTCTGCCCGCGCAGTCCTACAAGTTCGGCTAAAAATGCAACTTTATCGAAGTTACCGCCCACTTTATTGGATGCCGCGGATAGCTGTTTTAGCACTTCCTGAAGCGGCAGCATGTTCCCTTTGGAGTCCTTAAAAGTTACGCCGAGCCGTCTCATTTTCTTTTGCATTGCTACCGTCGGCGCGGCCATTTTCGTTAGCATGGTATTAAACGCGGAACCGGCGACCGAAGCATCTAAGCCCACATCTTGTAGTAGGGCGACAGAAGCGACGGCTTCTTCTAGGGGGACATTCAATTGTCGCGCCGTAGACGCTACGTTTTTCATGGATTCGCCGAGGGATCCGATTGACGAATTGGTTCGTGCCGACGCTAACGCTAAGATGTCGGCAACCCGGGCGGCTTCCGACGTCTCAAGCCCCATACCTTTCAGCACGTTAGATACATGGTTCGCAACTTCGGCGATCTCTAGCCCAGACGCCGCAGCCGCACTGAGAACCGCAGGCGTTGCCGCTAAAATCTCATTAACGTCAAAACCCGCTCGCGCCATGACTTCCATGGCGTTTGCGGCTTGAGTGGCAGTGAATCGCGTGGTTCGCCCGAGGTCCAGGGCCTGTTTTTCTAACGCGGCGATCTGCCCCCGCGTTTGCAGGGATACCGCGCCAACGTTCGTAATCGCCTGTTCGAAATCCGCGCCCGCACCGAGAACGTTCGCCATGGCCCCCGAAACTAGGGCGAAGGAAGTGACGGCAACCATCGCACCCCGCTTCAACCCCCCAGCGAACTTATCAACCCCCCGATTTAGGCGAGTAAGTCCCCGACCCATAGATCGAGTAAACTTCCCGACACGGTTTTGCATACGGGAAACGGGAGCCGTCACTCGGTCAATTGCCTTAAATACTGCTTCGACACTGAAACGGCCCGCCATGACTACCCCCGTGGTTTTGTATGCGCTTTAAGCTCTTCGCGCACACCTTCATAAAAAAACTTTATCTCGTGCGCTTTTAAAGTCCTGATGTCCGGCAATCCGGAATAGTCTCGGGCGACCTGGAGGAGCATTTCGGTATAGACCGGTTGAAAAACATGCTCCTTTTTGTAGGCCCGTTCTTCCCCTCCATGACGGACTAGCAACGTCTGGACTACTCCATTAAAAGCGCAAAAAGTGCCTCGCAAACTTTCACGTCAGACCCCACCAGACCGGCAAACACTTTTTGGTGAACGCCGCACATGTCCGCCATAATCGCGTAGGTCTTGGCCATATCGTGTCCTTTTTTCTTGCCATCCATAGCCATGAGGGAAGCCCCGGTTCGTTCGTGAAAGGTAATCGCCTCTTGGTACTTCGACTTTGGGTTTTGGGGCGTGTAAACCGCCTCTCCGTCGTCATTCACAGCTAGGGCCCCGCACTCAATCGCCCGGAGGATGCGCTTTTTCTGTCTGGTAAACTGGGTTAGGTCCTCGACGTCCATATCCGCGGTGTCTAGATCTAGATCCATGCGCTCGACGAACCGCTCGAATTCTGCTTCTGCTACTTTTGAATCGACTTTATTCATGATCTTGCCCTATTTAAAAAGTGGTGCCGCGCCCCCGCCGTTGGGCGAGGTGAAGGGTAGGGCTCCCGCGCGGCATAGTTGCCCTAAATCATTTATTGCTTGGTAAGAGTCCCCGGACCCATCAAAGAGACCGCCGCCGTGGCGTTCTGACTACTGACCTGCATTTCTCCAACAATTTGAGCCGTTGCCTGCCAGGTCACCCCTGAGGCGTACGTAATAGACAACGGCCAGTAATCATTACGATCCGATAGCTCCTGTAAAAACTCATGATCGCCTCGATCGTCATCAACTTCTATGGTTAGACCGTCGATACTTAACGGAACCCGCGTTTTAAGCAAGCGTGCTGTTCCGTCCCCATTCGCTTGGACTTCATTTTCGAAACCGCCGATTTTACGCTGTGCCTCAGCATCCGCCGTAACTGCAAAATTACGGCCACCAAAGGACACGGATTCGATACTACCGCCGATAGCTGACATAACTTACCCCTTACGCTACGACTGTAGCAGTGCCAAAGAAAAAACCGAATTCCAGGTCGATAGAAATAACATTCGTATTTCCGGCGAGCTGAACCGTTACAACCATGTCCAAACGCTTTGGATTTTGGTCGTTAATAGCCGCCTGGATATTATCCTTAGCGGTCTCCGGATCGCTGATGATCGCATTAAGCCCAAGGCTGTCGAGCATTGAAGCGACTGCCGCCTTAGCCATTTTCGGCTTTTTAGCAGTACGGTTAATCGTAGGCTGATCATCAGGAATCAATGGCGCCCCATCCCATTCCGGAGTAGCAAAAATCAGATCCAGGTTAAAAATGATGTTTTGCAATTTCACAATGTCGCATACAAAACGATATGCGGGAATAGGCTCGCCCGTTGGATGATAGAAAGTTATCGTATCCGACACGTTAACCACGCTGTCTTTGACCTCGACCGTAGAGCTTCCACCCTTAACCGCCTGGTCTCGATCTGCGTAGGTCCACTGCTCCCCGTCGGTTCCGGGGGTTAGACCCGTGGCATCTTGACTACCGTAGTCCTGAGGCGGGTTGTTGTTGGCAACTTTAACAATCCGCGCCAACTGTCGGGCAGCTACGACAAACGGCAAGTCCTTAGAACCCGGCGCTACTAACTGCGCGTTTGTACGATCTGTCTTTCGAGCGTCTGGGACTGTAATAGCCGCGGCTACCGTAGCGCTGGTCTCACCTGAGAACACGACCAGGGGTTTACGAACTAATGCGCCCCAACGACCTTCGCCGAAAACGGAGAACTTATCGAGAGTAGCCGTGTCAGCAACATCCATGCAGTTCAGTACCATAGTCTCCCAAACCAAACCGACTTGATTAAGCGCGATGTCTACGTCCGGATTAACCAGGCCGCCGACCGGTTGTGTGATCGCGAAAGAATTACCCGCAGTAGTCGAACCGATAACCTCAACGACAATATCATTCGCGCTCGTGCCTTTCCATTTTGAAGTGAAATTAAGTACCGTGGTGCCGTCTACTGCAATGACCGGCATTTCGAGCACCGCATTAATAGCCGTCTCCATGGCGGCCGTTACATCTGCCACCGCATCGCCGACGCTGATAACAAACTCTTCGGAGTCGATATTATTAATTCGGACGATATATGAAGCCGCAACTGTCGGGACAACTGTCGGGGTGATGTCGCCCGTAGAGACTACGCCGCTACCATCATCCTCAAGAGGGTAAAAAGTGACGGGGATTGTTCCCACGCCATCGCCGTTGGTGGGGAAGAGCTGCATCGCAGCCAAATGAATCGGAGAACCGAAACCATACGCCGCGCCAACTGCCGGGGCGCTCGTATACTGCGCTTTAGTAGTGCTATAGGTCGACGCTGTAGCGCCTTGACCGACCACCGCGACACGTTGCGGGAGGAACAAAATCCCGCCGCCTCGTAAATCCTTAAAAAGTGTCTGGATACCTACGACACGGGCGACCGCTGAAGCGTCTACTGCTGTGGAAATGGGCATGCTATCCCCCTCTATAGTGGGTATTCGTAATCGGCTTCGGCGACAATCTCGCCATCCTCGGCCCGTTTTACATCCACAGAAACCAGTTCTAATTCTACGGCCTGAACCTGTGGGCTGAATTCGTTAAATTCTACGCGAAGCGCAAGTCTCGCGCCTACTACTTGTTGAATCTGGCGTCCTTCTATTTCGGGCTGAAACACCGTAATAGACTGCGGCCACCGAGACCACACCGTCCCGCGGAGTCCTAAATAGGTGTACTCCCCCGCCATTAGGATATTCCGGACGAGTTTTACAGCTCTTTGAACTGTAAGGGCCGCCTCTTGATCCCCCGCCTTATGCCCGCCTGCGGGAACATCAGAACTAACCCCGTACCCATAACAGTCAATATTAAAAACTGTTTCCGACTTTTGCCGCTCTACTGCATTGCTCGCAGTCGGGTCAAAATTCGAATTATCGTACCATACGTTAACCAGCGGACTTTTATCGTCTTGCTTGTTTAAAAACTGCTCCCACGGATTCGAGCGTTCCGTAAAGACTCGAAGTTTCCAGTCGTTCGAATCTTTACTTGGGTCGGCCGCTGCCAACTCTTGCTGGTTCGCTGATTCCAATACTAAAATAGCCGCGATTTCGTCCCGAATAACTTCGAAATTATCCCGCTTATTGATTAGCGCCGGAATCATGGGACGTATAGCTCCAAAAGGCAGATAACCACGCCGAGAGCGCGATCCGGGTTCGACTGAGAAACTTTAAAAGTAAAAGGGTTCCCGTTAATGTCGTCAAACTGAATTAGCCAGGGCTTACCTGTCGTATCCGCGATCCCTACCGGTAGCGCTAGCCCTGCCGCTGTTAGCGACGAAATCCGTAAAGCTGCCGACGCGAGACGTCCACTTACAGCTTGACCTGTATCCGGGTCGATGACCTGACTGATGTCGTTCGAAAAGCCCGTCAGGTCCCCGACGCTTCCGTCTGGATCCGTTACCGTAATCGAATAGCCGAAGCCATAGACCTCATCTTCTAAGATGAAAGCTAAATCGGCTTCGGCTTCGACCCGTAAGCTCATGACTCCGTGATGTACCCTTTTTCACACAAAGTCTCAAAGTCTTCAAAGGTACTAAAATCCGTTTCTCGTACCTCGTCACCGGGGGCTAAGATCCCTCGAACCCCAGCAATGGACTTACCTGCTGCGACCTCATAGCCTGCCTCGGCGGCCTTGGCTTCTGCTTCCTCGGCGGCCTTGGCTTCTGCTTCCTCGGCGGCCTTGGCTTCTGCTTCCTCGGCGGCCTTGGCTTCTGCTTCCTCGGCGGCCTTGGCTTTTAACTCAGAAAGCAATTTCGCTAACTGTTCATTGTTGAGCTCTTCCGTATTTTCATCAGATAACCCAGCGATTTGTTTCCGCAAATCCTTATTACTTGACATGGCTTTCCCCTATTAAAGTTGAGTATTCAAACAGGCATAAGTATCGATCGCTGTAGGAATAACTAAAGGACGCGCCCCGACTCCGCCAAAAAGCGATTCGCCGTCAGCTGTCAGCCAAGCATTCGTAAACAGGTCCATGCCTCCCGCAGCGTTAGAAACTCGGCCGGGCAATTCGGGCAATAACTGTCCTGCCCCGTTACCTAAAAGCGCTCCGATGTTTGGGATAGCCCCGAAAGTCGCATCGAGACGCCCGGAAGAAGCCCGTACAATGATCTTACCCGGATCCATGTACTGAATCTTATTACCGGTTTGTGGGTCTTTATATCGCCCGCCATAAGTCCACACGTCATAACGATAGTTGCCGATCTCAACAATCCCGCGGAAGGTACCGCCGTTGCCGCGAACTTCCATCGGCGAAATGGTGCCT